TAAAACTGCCTGGAAAGCATACCAGAAAGTTGATAGCAAACTTTCAGACAATTTTAATGTTATTCACGTCATCCGGCCTCGTAAGGATTATGTGCCGGGCATGGCAGGCTCAAAAAATATGCCTTTTGAAAGTGTTTACATTCAGGAAACGGATAAGTTCCTACTTGAAGAAGGCGGATTTCCTGAGTTCCCGTTTGCCGTTCCAAGATACAGAACGATTTACAGTGAAGTTTATGGACGTGGTATAGGAACAAGAATGCTTCCGTTCATTAAGGGTGTCAATCAGGAAACGAAAGATTTTAAGGAACTTTGCAACAGATGGAATAATCCGCCGCTCGAAGCGAAAGAATCCATTGACGGCGAAGTCGATATATCTCCGAAGGCAATTAACTGGGTAGTCGATATGGACTCAATCAGAGCTATTGACATGAGAACGAGCGGAAACTATCCATTGACGAAAGAATATCTCGAAATGGAGCGTGACATTATTCGCAAGGCGTTCTTCAAGAACGTTTTTGAGACTCTTGACATGCTCGGCAAGGGTGACAGGAGAAACCAGCTTGAGATTATCGAGCGATTGAAGGAAGGCTTGAAAAAACTTGCTAATCCGATAGGACGATTATTCGTTGAACTGTTCAATCCTCTGGTATCGAGAACTACTTTACTTCTCATCAGGAACGGGCAGGTTTTGAAGCCGCCGCCAGAGTTGTCAGGTCAGGGCTTTAAGGTTGAATATATCAGTCCGCTCGCCCTGAGTATGAGAGATAATCAGGTGAGAGCATTTGAATACTGGGCTAATCTTGGTGCGTCAATGTCCGAGTTCTTTCCTGGTATTACTGATAATGTCGAGTACGATAAGGCATATCGTGACATTGGGGACTTCCTCGGAGTCAAGAGCGACCATATCAGGCCGGTTGATGAACGTGACGGTATCAGGCAGCAGAGAATGGAAGATGCACAAAGAATGCAGCAGTTGCAGGCTTTGCAGGTTGGCAGTGACGCTTACGCAAAGACCGGCAAGACTCCCGAAGAAGGAAGTGCCGCAAAAGCCTTACAGGAGCAAATGTAATGTTAGAAAGAACAAATAAAAAGCAACTGGTTATTGATTATCAGCATGTCTTCAATACCGAAGCAGGTAAGAGAGTCATGGATGATTTGCGGAAACAGTTTCCGCTTATGACCAGTCGTGTTAATCCCGATAAAGGTGTAGATGTCAACCGCTTACTTGTAATGACAGGCGAGCGGAATGTCCTGCTGTATATCTACAATCTATTGAGTAAAGACCCGTTTGAGGAGCAGCAGACTCACGCAATAAAGGAGCAGTAAAATGGTAGATGACGCACAAGGAACACCGCCCCCAAGTTTGATAGGTGAAGATGGATTACTCGTCGAGAACTTCGCCGAGCTATTACCAGAGGACATCAGGACGGAAGAAACTCTCAAGACTATGCCGAGAGACATTCCAAACCTGATAAAAATGACTGTCAATGCCCAGAAGAAAATCGGCAAAAACAAAGTGGCGTTGCCGGGCGAAAAAGCGTCCGAAACAGAGATGAACGAGTTTTACGAAGCTATCGGCAGACCGAAAACTCCGCAGGATTACGGCAAATTCGAGAAGCCGAAAGAACTCGGTGACGAACACTGGAATTCGGACAGGGTTGAACGGTTCAAAGCGAAGGCTCACTCTCTCGGCCTTACCAAAAAGCAGGCCGAAGGGCTTCTGTCATGGGACACGGAAGAAACTGTAAACATGTTACAATCGAAAACAGAGGCCGATGCCGCCGAACTCGCCAAAGTCGAGGAAGGACTCAAGCGGAAAATGGGTATGGCTTATGAGCAGAATGTTCATAACGTCAATATCCTGTTCGATATTACAAATAACGATAATGAAGAGCGCAAGGCCGCTATGATTGCAAAATACGGCAGAGACCCGCTCTTTATCGAATGGGCTTCTGAAATCTCGAAGCAGTTCATCGAGCATGAAATCATGCCTGGCGAACTCGGTCAAATGACTCCAAAGGATGCTCTTGCCGAGATAAACACTCTCCAGAATACCGAAGGGTATATGACTGGTGAACTCAAGAGAAAAGACCCGATTAAACACAAACAAATCTATGATAAAATCATGGAATTGAATAAAATTGCCTATGCGAAAGCGGGCTGACGGCAGCCGAAAAACTGCGGATTCTACTGTCAGATAGATGAAAACAGTCGATAAGGTCGTTAGTCAATCGGACTATAAGCGAAGATGAAACTCCGAGCGGTTCGGGCAGGTTACATCGTCAAAATATAACTAAATGGAGACATGAATCATGGATAGTAATATTGAATTGATTCAGGTACAAAAAGCGTACGCTTCCTCTCTGTACGTACTTCATCAGCAGATGAAATCCCGCTTCGCTTCGAGAGTCCAAAATGAGACTATCGAAGGTGCTATAAGCAAGTCTTTTAGCAGGATAGGCGAGGTTGATTCTCAGGAAGTTACAGAAAGACACGGCGACACTCCTCTTAACGAAGTTGACCACAGCAGACGATGGGTTACTCTGAAAACAATTGATTCAAATGTTCCTCTTGACGAGGAAGATAAATGGATTAATGTTGCAGACCCGACAAATAAGTATCAGCAGGTACAGGCCGCGAAATTAGGTCGTGACACAGACGACATAATTATAGCAGCCGCCTTCGGTACAGCACTTGCCGGTGAAGATCAGGGTACTTCAGTAGCGTTCAAGGATGACTCCACAAGCATTAACGGCGATGGCACTGCGACTTCTCTCGGCACGCTGGCAACAGCAGCCGGTTCAGGTTCAGTTGCAGACATATCGCTTGCTAAAATGCTTATAATGTCGTTACTCTTTGACGAACAGGACATTGATGAAATGCTTCCTCGTTACTGGGCTGTAACTCCGAAAGATGCGATGGACATGCTGAATTTGTCAGAAGTCAAAAGTGCTGATTACAACACTGTAAAGGCTCTGGCAACCGGATGGAAAACTCCGGAAGGCATGACCTTCATGGGTTTTGAATGGATTAAATCCACAAGAATACCCAAAGACACGGCTTCGGAAACAGCTTACCGCACGTTTGCATGGTGTCCTCCTGGAATTATTCTTGGTGTTCAGAAAGAAATGTTCACCAGAATTTCCGAGAGAACTGATAAGCGTTACATGACGCAAATCTACGCTAAGATGAAAAAAGGCGCCGTTCGCTTTGATGGTGATTTGGTTCACGAATGTCTCACTAAGGTTGCTCAGTAAGGAGAAATTAATATGGAAAGTCCGATTATTTCAACTTTGCCCTCGACATTTCGCAATAAGCGAATTATAAACGGGGAAGAGACGCAGCCTTATCAGAACATTTATGAGCAGTCAGCCACTCAGCAGTATGAGTTAGGTACTTTGCTTATGTATAATGACCGCAAGTTCAGGTATTCTTTGGCCGGTGCAACAGCACTTTCAAAGGCTTACATGACCTGCGGTATGACTAATGAAGCCAAACTTGTCGAGGAGCTTCAGTCAACATCTTACGCTTATGGCGCCGTTGGCGCTTATGAGATAATTGTTGATATAACTACAGCAAGTTCCTTCCCTGAGAACGCTCTCAAGGGCGGTTTCATGGTAGTCAATAAGTCCAACGGAATTGGCGACATCTATAAGATACGCGCCAATAAGGTACTAAGCACAGATACTCTCATGCGTGTTCTGCTCGAAACTCCAATTAGAACTGCCTTCGGTTCGGGTACGGAAGTAACATTTGTCACAAGCAAATTTTACAAGACGGTAGTTGTTCCGACAACTGCGACCCAACCGGCAACGGGCATACCTCTAATTGATGTGACGGCGGCATACTACTACTGGGGACAGACAGGCGGGGAAGCTCCATGCTACGTCGATACTGGCGATACGATTGTTCTTGGCGAGCCTGCGGGCTATCCGAGTACACCGGCGGTCGCTGGCGCTTGCGGTATAACAGCCGCAACAGACGAGGTATGGGGTGTTGTTCGCTACGTCGCTACAGCAGGCGAGGTTTGTATCTTAGACCTTAAAATTGATTAAGGCTCAGGGGGAGAGCAATCTCCCCCTTTTTTAGCTTAAAAACGAAGATTTTGTAAACAGTTTACACTTTTTCAGGAGAGTAAAAAATGGAAAAACTAATGAAGTTTTACGAAAGAAAACTTAAAAATGGAAATCTCCAGAATGCCATTAAGATAAACAAAAAGAATATGACCGCTTTAGGGCCATATCTTTCTGCTATGTGTCCGAGAAATCCAGGAGAGCTATCGAGATTGCTTGGCATGGAAATTATAGAGGTGTAAAATGTCAACAACGACAACATCATCGACAACAAGTTCAACGACTACTACGACTTCGACCACGACAACGGCGATGTCAGAAATCAGTCCTACGAATATAGTAAATCAGGCTCTTATGAGGTTCGGAGAAAAGTCGATAACTGATCTGATTACCGATACATCCGTAGTAGCTCAGAAGGCTCGACTGGTTTATGACCAGACGAGAACGGCTTTACTGCGTTCTCACTTCTGGCGATTCGCAAGGGCAAGGGCGACTTTAACAGTCAGTACAACACCTGATTTCGAGTGGGATTATCAGTTTGATTTACCGTCCGATTTCCTGAGAATGATTTCGGTATATGATGACAGTGCCGGTGAAAACCAGTTGTCGGATGATTCTTACGCTCTTGAGGGCAAGAAGATTCTCAGTCAGTCGTCAACACTTTACATTCGTTATATCAAGAATGTCGGCGATGTAAATTTGATGGACGCACTATTCATCGAGGTATTCATTTTAACGCTTGCCAAGAAACTCGCAAAGGCGATTGCCCAGGATGATAAGAACAGGATTCAACAGAGTCTCGATTCGGACCTCGTCCCCTTGATGAGGAAAGTTCGAGCTTTGGACAGACAGGAAGCAGTCTTTGTAGGCAGGGCAAGTAAGGGAACATGGAACGAAAGCCGACATGGAGTAAGACAAAGCAATTCAGGATTTATAACTTAGGAGAGTAACAATGAACGTAACAATGCCGGATAAGGCACTAAAGTTTTTTATGGCAATCTTTGCAAACAGGAATCACGTCAAGCCAGTGAACCTCATCATAGCCTTTGTGATGATGATATTCTTGTGCAGTCTTGCTACAAAAAGCACATTTAAGATATTTTACTCTGGGCAATTTTCCGGCATTAATAGCATTATTCAAGAAATATCTCGCTTTTCTTTTAATTGTATGTTTCACTTTAAGATATTGTTTATGACTTGCTCTTTTACCGCCTTGTGTTTTTCTGTAATTTCTTACAGCTATTTTGTGCGAAGATTTCCACTCAGGAGATTGTCTCATCTTTCTCGTACAATCCAGGCAGTAGCAATCAAGACCATCTTTTTTTCTTTTATTTTTACAAAAACTATCCAAAGGTTTTTGCTCATTACAACTTTTACATATTTTTGTTTCCATAATGACATTATGTACTACATATTATAGGAGAGTCAATGCAAAATTTAGAAAAATATAAAAATAAAATTGATATAGGCTCAAATGGTGGAAGGCGTCCAGCAAAAGGCTTTTCTGTTTACACAGATATTTTCATGCCGGACAATCCGCCGAGTCCTTTTATCCAGACGCCGATGGAAGATATGAGCATGTTCGGCGATAAGGAGTTCGATTATGCTCGATGCCATCATGTAATTGAGCATGTAAATGACCCTGACAAGGCATGTTCTGAGCTTATCAGAATAGCCAAACG